AAGGTTCCCTCACTCCTCCTCAGCAGGCTTGGGCTATATTAGAGCCTGGAACAGAAATCCCTGAAGAAGAGAAAGAGAATGCGCAGCACTTTCTACAAGAAGTTACGAATACTATTTTTAACTATATCCGTCATAGCAACTTCGATTTGGCTATTAACGAGTGTTATTACGATCTCGCAATCGGGACCGCTGCTCTCATATGCAATGAGGGTGACGATGATAACCCATTACTTTTTTACAGCGTTCCTGCTGCTAGGTTGGCTCTTGAAGAAAATTACACAGGAATACTAGATAGCTGTTACCGTTGGTGGGACGAAATAAGAATATCTGATATTCAACAGCTTTGGCCTAAGGCTGTTCTTACTCCGGTAATGAAGCAGCAGCTTAGGGAAGACCCAAACGCTACTGTTAAGAACCTGGTAGAGGGAACTCTATACGTTAGGAATGAGTCTCATCCATATATTTATATATTAATGTATGAGGATGAGCTGCTTATAGAAGAGAGACTGGACTCTAGCCCTTGGATTACTTTTAGATGGTCAAAGGTAAATAATGAAACATTTGGACGAGGGCCAGTTATTAATGCACTTCCTAGCATTCTTAGTCTTAATGAGCTTGCTAGGCTGGAGCTTGCAGCAGCTAATTTTAATGTATCTAAACCGTTCATGGCATATAGTGATGGCGTCTTTAATCCTTGGACTTTTAAGATCGAGCCTAATACTGTTATTCCTGTATCACCTAATTCCAACGGTCAATGGCCTATCCAACCCTTTCCTGATTCAGCTAATCCTAATTTCATGCAGCTCACTGCTAATGACCTTAGAATGCAAATCAATAAGCTTCTGTTTGCGGACCCTCTGGGCCCAATTGAAGGACCACAAAAGACAGCAACGGAACTTGCGTTAAGACAGAGAAACCTAGCAGAGCAAATAGGCCCCGCATTCACCAGGCTTCAACAAGAGTTCTTGTCAAGACTTATCAATCGAGTCATTTACATCTTGCAGAAAAAAGGTCTAATTGGTAAATTAGTTATCAATGGAAGAGAGATCCAGATTAACTATAAGTCTCCTCTTGTAGCTGCCCAAGGCATGCAAGATGTTGAGAACTTTATGCAGTTCTATTCTGTGCTTCAGAATACTCAAGGACCAGAAGCTGCGTTGCTGAACCTTAATCCCGTTAAGTTCCCGGCATGGCTAGCTTCTAAGATGGCAGTCGACGTAACTGCACTGAATACTCAGAAAGAGATGGAGAAGTTCTACGCTGAGCAATCAGAGAATATGCAGATGGACCAAATGTTATTAGAGCAAGGAGCCCTGGGTGAGCAACCACAGTGACCAGAGTAATAATCCATTCTTTAAAGTGGATGATGTATTTAAAGACCAAAGAAAGCAGCTTAAGGATGTAGAGAAAGAAGCGATAGAGTTTCAGAGATTATGCTTTGAGACGTTTCATATGAACAAGGATGGTTTAGCTTTGTATGAAATAATTAAGGAAAGATACCTATTCAGAGCATTATTTGCACCTACTATGCCTAATCCTAGTGAGCTGAGTCTTTATTATGAAGGGTTCAAGGAAGCTTTGAGGGGATTGTGGACACAAGGTGATATACACAGACGACGGATTAATGGTGAGATAAGGGGTCAGGAGTGAATAAATCTCTTTCTATAGAAATGAGTATTAATAGCGATGGATATAATCGTATTAAGATTGACGTGGAAGATGAATGTGATGGTTTCGAAGAGTATTTAAGAGTACAGCTCTATAAAGAAAACTTCGTATCACCACTGAATGAAGATAAAAAACAGCCATATATAATAGCTCTTCATGAAGAAGAGGTTGACGATTTAATAAAAGCTTTAAAGTTCTTTAAGGATAATTGAAATGACAGAACAAGTAATCACAACTGACAGAGCCAGCGACCACATCAAAGACTCATCACAATGGTATCTAGCAGAAGGAGTACCAGGACAAGGTTCTCGCCCTGATTATCTAGATGATAAGTTTTCTAATCTTGCTGAACAAGCTAAGGCTTATAAAGAGGTCAGAAAGGCTTTAGGGGCTCAGACTGGTGCGCCAGAGTCTTATGACTTTGGAGAGTTCAAAGAGCATTTAGACTTAGATAATACTCATCTAAAGGATTTCTTAAACTATGCTAGAGAGAACAGACTTAGCCAAGATGCTTTCTCCAGAACTATTAAGACTTTTGTCGAATATGACAGAAGCCGAGCGCCAAATCTCGATGAAGAGATTGCAAAGCTGGGCCCAGACGGTGCAACGCGGATTGAAACAATCCAAACTTGGGCATCCAATAACCTCTCAGATAAGTCGCTTGAAACGATTGGTAAAATCGGAACCAGAGCTGATGTCATAGAGTTTCTGGATGAGTTAAGACAATATCAGCATCATAATGCGACTGTTCTGCCTACTAGTGAAGGTGCTGCTTCTGGCTTTAAGCCTTTGACTAAGGCTGAAGTGACGGAAAAAATGATAGCTAATTATCCGCAATATTTGAAAGATTCTAGATATCGAGCTGAGATAGCTAATGAGTTTGAGCAGGCTGGTGGATGATTGTAAAGACTTGTAAGGTTCATGGTGATTTAGAAAGTAAAGATGTTTATAAAAACACTCATGGCTGCCTTTCTTGCAGAATATGTAAAACGTTGATAGCAGCAAAATACAGAAGGTCAAAAAAAGGAAAGGAGGCTACTGAAAAATATAAACCAAAACAAAATGAAAATAAGTTAGCGTGACAGAGGAATATAAAACAAGAAAATACAATAATTATAAGAGTTGGAAAGAAAAAAACAGAGCAAGAGCTAATAAGCTATCTAGCTTAAGCCAAAAGAAAAGCATTGAAAATTTAAGTGATGCCTATGTTAAACTTGTTATATGCCAAGGTTGTGATTTGAAACGTAATGAAATTCCAAAAGAATTGATAGAGGTTAAAAGAATTAGTATCTTGATAAATCGTAAACTGAAGGAAACTAGAAGTGGCTAATATAGAAATTGAGAACATTGACTCATTACGTCGACACGCAATATCTACTCTTAGAAAGCTAGATATGCGCTCTATAGATATAGAAGAGGCCGCTGCTACCTCTAAACTTTATGAGAACATTATATCTACTCTTAAGTCTGAACTTGAATACAATAAGTTTATGCAGATTAAGAAAGATATTCCCTTCTTGGAGAGTGTGAATTACGTACAGCCTATTAGCTTAAGTGCTAAAAGCTCTGGGAAGCTCCTTAATGAGATGAAAGCTGAGAAGACTGAAGAGAGAAAGGCTGGTTAAAGGTTCCACGTGAAACACCAGTTGCACCAACTGAATAGTGCTGCTAAGCTAAGTTTAAGTTCAAAACTTACTGCTACCCAATAGCCTCGGCCCCTAACGGCTACCCGAGACTCCTGGCCCGGATAAGGGTGAACATTGAAATTAATGGATTAATTTAATGTTTTAGGAGTTGCTGCTATGGCACTATCATTGACGAACGTGCAACAAACTGAGTTTGACGCATTAGTAAAAGCAGAATATCGTTCACGTGGATTCATTCTTAGAGACACCATTCGTATCCGTACTGACGTAATTGGAGCATTAGTCCAGTTCCGTAGAGTCGGACAGGTTATCGCCAACCAAGTTGCTTATTCAAATACTATCGCAATTCAAGATCCAGGTTTCGTAGCACTTACAGCAACTCTTTTGAAGTATGCTGCTGGTACTGCGGTCGATGAAATCCAAGATTTAACGGTTAATTTTGACTCCAAGAGGGAGTTAGCTATGGTTGTAGCCATGGCGATCGGTCGAAGGAGTGACCAAATTATCATAGACGCGCTCGGTCTAGGTGCTATTGCTGCAGGTGGTACTACCATTCTTCCAGCTGGTACTAACATGAGTTATGCAAAGCTTCGTAACGTTGTTCAAGTATTCGAGCAAAATGCTGTTCCATTATCTGAACGATTTATGGCAATGTCTGGTAACAACTTGCGTGCTTTGCTAGCAGATGACCATATCACAAATCGTTTTTACACTAGTAATGACGCTGTTGTTGACGGAACGTTGCAGTATAAAGACTTATTGTCTGTAAATGTCAGGATAATTCCAGATATGACGGAAGGTGGGTTGCCTTTAGCTGCTAATATCAGAAATTGTTTCGCATGGCATTACATGTCGATGGGTATGGGTATCGGCCAAGACATGAGAACTGAAGTTAACTATTTACCAAGAGAAACCTCCTGGTTTGTTAACGGATTATTCTTTGCTGGTGCGGTTGCTGTAGATCCACGCGGTATTATCATGGTTCAAGCGGATGAAAGCGTCAATCCTTAATCAGTAGACGGAGGATTAGACATGGCTTTTACAGTCCAAAGCTTTTCAAGAATATCGCAGTCAGCGAATAATGATGTAACTTTACTTCAGGATGGCACCTATATAGGTGCCCCTGATGTTTATACTTACATATCTGCAGCTGATACAGCGGCCACTATTGCTGCATTAGATTACTTCGCTACTCAAGCAACAATCCTAAATGTCGGTGATATTATCTTTGCAATAGGTTCTGATACTCAGATAACTCTGAATGTATTAGCTATCACATTAGGACCTCCACCATCTGTTACAACCGTTCAAGCTGTTGGAATAGGGGATGTGGACGGACCGGTTGCCTCAACTGATAATGCTCTGGTTAGATTTGATGGCGCTACAGGTAAGATAATTCAGAATGGTGTGATTCTAGAGAGCGACTTAGGAGACTTAACTCTTGTAAGAACGATTTCTAATGCTGCCGGCACCATAGCTTTACCCAGCTATACCTTTACAGGTGATTTAGATACAGGGTTGTGGCACTCAGCAGCTAATACATTAGACTTTTCTACTAATGCATTCCGAGCGTTTCAGATAGCTACT